CGATTGTGCAACTTGTCATCTCTCTGTCAAATTGCAACTCGTTATTTGTCACGGTATATTCGCCCAAATATCCGCCATCTGCCACAACTTGGACCTTCTTGCCGTTCAAATCGTTTAAGTTCGAAATCTTGTTGAACGAAATATAAAAGCCCGCACCGAGCATATATCCGTCCGAAAGCAACTCGCAGATTAAATATGACGAACCCGAATCAGGATTTACCGCTTCTTCAATCTCAAATGTTCCGTATGCTTTGCCGTCTATCGAACGAACAACAAAATAATGCCCTACCCAGTTTGTGTTGACTTGCCCGTGTTCGTTAAATGTTATCTTATACTTACCGCTTGCCTGACGTGTAACGCTTACGCTTTCCGTGTCATAGTATTGAAAATTCTGACAATTATCTAAATACCGGCATTTTTTTAATTCTTCCGCAATAAGCCGGTTATAATACTTCTTGTCCGTATCTTCGGCAAAATACTTCGATTCATAAAAGTTCGTAAACTCCACTTCATCTGCAAGCCGTTCAATATAATGCCCGTTGATTGCCGTGTTAGAAACAAAACGTTGCACACAAATAAACAAATCATCTTTGCCGTCCGGTCGTGTTACCGTTGCAATATCCTTTACTTTGCCGTCTGTTTCAATTTCAAACCAACCCAAGATGTTTTCCGCCTGATTATAGAGCAACACAACCAGTTTATAATCTTCGGTCAATCCGTAGATATTGTAGTTATTATCGCGTTTATAAACAATCTTTTTGAGCTTTCCGCGTGTCACTTCCTGCGCCATCCAGTTCAAATCAACCGCCACAAACTTCTCTGTCAGCAAATCAAAGTCAAACATATATACTTTGCGCTTGTCTTTGCTGATGTAATAAAACTGATTATCCTTAACAATCGGCTTTGCAATGCTTGCGCCTTCGTTGTTTCCGAGTGCCGCATTAACTGCCGTTGACGTAATCGGCACATCATAACTGCCGCCGTTGACAACGCTTATACCTTCTGCATTGCCGACATAAAGGTTTTGCCGTCCGCCTGTCAACCACTCAATCGGGTCGCTTATCTCTGCCAAAGTCAATGCCAACGCATCATCATCCACAATATCGCTTGACGGTATCGTAAACGTATCATAATCGGCAGATTTTGACGCAACAATCTTTAACGGCTCTACCTGATAGCCGCCATACCACAACCGGCTTGAATAAAAGCATACGGCTTGCGGATTCCCTAACGCGCCAAAGTCTAAGCCTGTCGGCTGATGTTGTGCCAACGTAAAGGCATTTGCCGCCGTTCTCGTTAATTTATGCGGTCTCTCATTTGCACAAGCAATATACATCACATCGCCGTTTTGCGCCGTCTGCATTACTTGAGAATCGGCATAACTGTATGGCGAACTTATCTCTACAATATTGTCTTGCGCATCTACCACATAGCCAAAGTTTCCGTTTGCGTCGTAGGTATAAAAGCGCAATGCGCCAACGTCATCAAATTCCAACAAATACGCCTGTTCGCTGTTAAACTTAAACTCTCTCAACCCGGCAACACGTCCGTTCTTTGTTTTGCTCACAAACTCAAAGCCCGGTCTAAACTTAATATTGCCTTTGTAGTTTGAATAAAAGTTACGGCAAACTTCAAACCCGTTCTGATAAAACGGCAAATCAAATCTGCCGTTCAAATCGTGGTCGAGCTTTCCCCGCGTAAAGTTATTGATAACGATTTCCGCCATTGCTATTTACTCCCATACGGATAAAGCCCTAATCTTTGTTGCTCCAAGAGAGAGTGCGAAACTCTTTTCGGCGGATTTTCTTGTGCATCAACGCCGCAATACTCAATAATCTTTTGCGGCAACATCTGTTGTATTGCCTGATATTTATTCATATCAATTTCAAGTTCCATACAAATATTGCTTGCCAATATCCAACTGAAAAGCTGCACAAAATCCGGCGTAAATTGACTTGTGTCCTCAATATCCGCCACATAACGCACCGGCAAACCATTCTCATAATGTTCGTTTGTCAGTAAATAACCGCCCTCGATTTCATAATCTTTTTTTGAACTCCGTGTTTCGCCAACGCCTAAAATCTTCAAACATCCGCTCTGATATTTGTATGCGTAATCATAACCGAATGCCGGCACATAATCGGCATCCAACGCCCAAACCGCACGCTTACGGGCAAAACTCGGCATCATATGCTTTAAGGCAGACTGACGTGATACATCATACCACTTTGCGCATACGACTTCTGTTTGCTTTTTCGGATTGTCAATATCTTCGATTGAGTTTTGTTGTCCTAATCTTGATAACGCCAACGCGCATATTTCTGTCTTAGAGTTCATCTTAACTGTCCTTTATAAAAAGGCGGGACCGTTAAGCCCCGCCCGTTTTCCTTAGTCTTGCTCGATAACAATATCGAGTTCGATTGAAGCTGTTGCACTGCCTTTGGTGTTTAAGGTTGCGCAAAAATCAAATCCGTAAGCCGGAATGTTTTGCGAATCCAAACCGCAAAGAGTTGCAATATCTTTGGTGGCGTCAAACGAATCAATATTCGAGCCGACCAAATCAATGTTCGCCAAGTTACTGGCAAAAGAAACACCGTCAGCAACGGCGTCTTTATCAATAACTTTGTTTGTTTTGCTTGCATAGAAGCCAAAGTCAATATCAGATACGCCGGTAATAGCGGTTACGCCCTTCGGCAACATAACGCGAACAATACGCGCGGTTGCCGGCAGACCTTCTGCCAAAATAACGACATCGCCGTTAGCGGTATCTTTCAAAGCTAATTTAGCTTGAACAGTGCGCAAAGTTTTGCCGACCGTGAAAATCGGGTCAAGCGGTTTTGCCACTGCGTATGCGTTTTTCGTAAAATCTACCATTGTTCAAACTCCCTTAGATAGTGGTTTCAACATCAATAACGCGTGCGCCTTCCGTGCGCATTGCGTTAATCCAGTAGTCAATCGTCAATTCTTTAGAGTTGACGTGACGGTTAGATTTTTCAACACGCAAACTTGCCAATTCTGCACTGGCTGCAATCGCCTGCGGTGCAAGCACCAAACAGTGACGTGTAGTTGTGCCTTCCGGCAAAATCGGGTTAGCAACCGTAATGCCGCCGGATTCCGAACCTGCAAACAAGATGGTGTCGAATCTGCCTGCGTGACGCATATAACCTTCATCAACCGGACGATTGTCAATGTAGCGGTTGTTGATAAACTTATCTTCGTTCATCAATGCGGTATTTTCCTTACCAGTGATAAGGAATTTAGCCGCCAAAGCCATTTCCATCGGCACATCTTTGTTGATAAATGTTTGCATAATTGCGGTATAAGTAGCGTAGTTTACGCCGCTTGTAGCGTCCAAAGTGGATACACCGTCTTGAGATGCCGTAATATAAGATTGCGGACCGTTCGGCGAACCGACCATAACCGGACCGATTGCAGCCGCCGCATAAACGCGGTCAGCAACACGGTTTTTAGCCGCAATCAAGTTTTCCATAATGTAGGATGTCGGGTCAGCAATCAACTCATTAACATCATCTTTTTCATCTAAGAGAACAGATGCGGTAAAGCGACGTTTACGCAACATTCTGTTGTCCGGCGAATAGTCTGTGTATTGTTTAAGCGGATTGCGCTCATTGACTTCTACCAATTCCATTTTGCCCATACGCGGCAAAGTGTTATACTTACCGTCTGTCGGCAAATATCTAACCACGCCGGATGCTTCCAAGCGCGATTGTTTTTGCTGAACGAGCATTAAAAAGTTACGCTCGAACTGCGTAGCGGCGACTTCATCAATGCCGCCGTTTCCTGCTATTGTTACCATTTTTGATTACTCCAAAATAAAAAATTAACGTTTTCTTTTTCATTTCGGAAAGTTGTCCTTAATAGGATTTCCCTACCGTTTTAATTCCGGTCGAACCTGCTTAATCTTTGTCGGGACCGTTAAGTTTATCCGAACATTAAGCCGTGTGTGTATCGTCATCGCCGATTACATCGTTGCCCGTCAGCACTTTGTCGGCGTTTCCGTTAATTGCCACCGTCTTAATTGCCACTTCCGGCACATCAAAATCAGCGGCGGCGGCAAAATTATAATCGTCACCTAATTCGCCACCTGCAATTTTGTTCACATATTCCCGATACGCAATCACTCGCGCACTGCGTAAATCGCAACTTTTATAAAGCGGAATTGCACGCAAACAAAACATCATCGCCAAATCTTGCAATTCTTCCCAATTCAGCGATTTAATCTTTTTGCCGCAACAAGAAGGCAATAATTCAATCTCTTTGCCGCTCTTGTCTTTCTTCGGCTTTGCTTTCTCTACCTTATCCACATAAAGAGAGTGAACACTGTCAACGCGTTTCTTAAACTCTTTTTCCGCCGCCATAACAAAGCACCGGTTAATTGCGTTTGACTTTACCCACTCCTCTGGGCAATCCGGCATAAGCAATTTCAAATCTGTAAAATCTTCTAAATTTCCGTTGTTGCGGTATGCACCGCTGCAAGTCACTTCTAACATTGTATTAACTCCTATTTATGCGGTATATTGAATTTGTCTTTAAGTTCGATAAGGTCAGACATCATATGCGGTCTTGCGCTTAACTTCTGCGCTTCCGTGTTATATCCTGCCCAATCCGGCTCTTTTTTGCCGACTGTTCCCGAACCATTGACGCCGGTGTCCGTATCTTTAACGGCATATTTCGTCATAATCTTATGAACAACGCCATACATAATGCCGATTTCTTTGTTTGATAAATGCTCCAAAAACGATTTATCTTCGTCATTACAGTATTGCTTAATAAGGTTTGTGACACTTTGGGCTGTCTGCTCGTAATTATTGCCAAAGCGTGACTTCATTTCGTTGTCAAATCCCTCTTGGCTCACAAGCTCGGCTTGCCCTTGTTCCATAACCTTTTGAATACCGGCAACAATATTGCTTGCTTGCCGTTTCGATAAGCCGTTATCATAAAACAACTGCCCGATGTCTTTACTGTCATCTTCATCAAGCCCGTAGTCTTTGATTTCTGCCGGTCTTATTTTCGCATAAAACTCGTTAATTTCCGCATCTGTCGCATCTTCTGCCGGAACGCCGATTGTCTTGCGTCCGATTAAGTTTTGCGCATTTGCGTTCATTTTCCATAAATCATCATAACTTTTAATGTTTTGTGTCCATCCGGCTTCTTTATATTCGTCAGGCACAAAAAAACCGCCGGTATTATCGGCGGTAGTGTTGTCCGGTTGTGTATCAACCGATACATCGGATTCTTCACTCATATTTTATATTCCTTCTATAATGTCAATAAATACCTTTCTATCTACTGACTTTGTTATAAACCTGTTCACAAAGTCTTGTTGTGCGCGAAGTCTTTGCAATTCGTCAGGGGCAAGTGCTTTTTGCCCTACCTCTAACATCTGACAAGCGCGAATCATACGCCGCGCATACGCTTTGCCGTCCTCTGTCGAAAACAATCGGTTAGCAATTCTTCTTTGCTCGTCAGAATCCTCTTTGAGTTTCTTTTCAGCTTCTTTCTGCTTTTCGCTATATTCAAGAAAGCTCTGCTCAATACTGCTGTTCATTACCCAAATCCTTTAATGCCGTTGCATTGTCGCGGTTACTTGCCGCCTGCAACTGTCCTGCTTGCGCTTGCATCAACTGCGCTTGCTGTTCCGCTTGCGCCTGTATTTGCGCTTCAAAGTCTTTTTCACTGATGATGTTGTGCTTCAAGCCCAACGCATCGCAAACATCAGCTAACAAATTATACCAATCAATCGCCGCACTAATCTGCGGATTTACCGACATCATTGCCGTAATAACGTTGATAAGTTTCAGCAAATCATCAACCTTTTCGGTCTTTCCTAAGCGGTCAACCTCGTTATTAAAGTGGATTTTATACCACTCTTTACCGTCTTTTATGCACTCCATAACCGCTTCCGGAATAATCCGCTCGCGTTTGCCTCTGTCGATTAAATCTGCAACCGCTTGCGCATCGTCCGGATTAACACCCATAACGCCGTTATCCATACAAATCGAAACACAACGGCGAATAAGCGGCTCAAACATCTCGGTCTTTTGTTGCATAATCATACCGGAAATCGAACGTCCTCTGATTGAAAAGCGTTGCAAGCTCTCTGTTGCCGTCATATCTGATTGTGCCGAAAAGTCTAACAAAATATCAATTTTGAACGCGGTTGCGACTTTCTCATTCAAATACGGCACAAGCCATTCAACCAACTGACGCGGGTCAATCACATCTTGCATCGGCATAATAGGCGTTGCACCGCCTAACATTGCCGCGTTAAACACCGTCAAGCCGTTTTCTGATGTGTCAACAACATCATCGCCAAACAATGCCGTGTTAAGAATACCAATCGGCGGATTAACCATCTTCGCCATTGCTTGCATTGAGAGAGATACTGCCGCATTGATACACCGAATTGTCGAAATAAGCATTGTTCCGCTTGCTCTACCGTAAATCTCGCCTCTGATTTTAATTGCACGCGCAACCGCAATCGGCAAATCGTGATAATCTTCTTTGCGGAAAAAGCCGTCATCATTTTCTTCAAACCAATATCCGCAATATTTGCAACCGTTAATGCCTAATGCGCCCGGTGTGTATTCATCTCTCGGCAAAATTGCCTGAACAACCGTAAATATCTGATTCATATTGTTGTTATTGAACGCATCGCGGATTTTTTCCGGTAAAGCGTCAAATGCTTTTTTATCAAATCCGTCCGGTCCGTTGCAAAATTCGCTGACAAGCCGATTAACACGCCATTGATAAGTGTTGAAAATCACTTCCGGCAAGCCGTTCTTGCCCTCATCAATGCACAATGTGTCAATGCCGTATGGTCTGAACAGCAAAACGTTTGTATCAACACCCTGTCCATAGCCTGAATTAACAAAAGCACCAATGCCGGATGTTCCGTATGCCTGCTGGTCGTAAAAATAAGGATTAAGCGCGGTATTAAGCCCTGCATTTGGATGATTCATCTGTTGCAATAAACGACTGCTTGCATACTTAAACCAACCGTCAACCGTTGTTTTATCCACCAAATCAAGCAAATCCTCACTTGGCTCAAGAGATATTGCGCCATTGCCGTTACCCCACATAATGCCTTTGAGATAATCTGCCGCTTGCTGAACGGATAAAGCCGCCGTCGGGTCCTCTGTGTATTTATCAAGCTCACGCGATTTATTGCTTTCGCCCGCATCAATATAAGTCAGCGGATTAACGCGTATGCCGACATACTTCGACACTTCTTCCCAACGCGATACATACTTTTCACGCTCGCCGCGCAATGCGTAATATTTCGCTTTGATGTTTTTGAACTCGTTATCCATAGTTAATTTCCGAACATTGTGTTACGTTTTACCTTTTTGGCGTTACCGCCTAAGAAACCTTTATTTTGTGCCGGCGCACTTGTATCGCCGTTCATTTTTGTAGCTGTGCCGGTTGCCTTCGCAATTTTACTGAATCTGCCGCCGCCAACACTAACGCCACTAACGCCGTTTTCCTTTGCCGCTTTCGCTGCCGAAATTACCGCTTTTTTCATCACTTTACTAAAAAGTCCCATATCAAAACTCCTTTAATTCCCAAACAATGTTCCTCTGCCGTTGCCGAACGTATCGCCAACGCTCTCTACTTCTTCGCCTTTTGAGCCGCCCTTTGTCGCATACAATGCACGTCTGCGCTTAATGCTGTCCGCCTTTGCATTCGTAATTTTCTGTTCCGGTGTTGTTGTGTCCGGTGTTTCGCCGTTTCCGCCTGAACCTGAATTAAATATCTTACCAACACCGGTCTGCACTCTATCCCACGCTTCACCGGCACCTAAAAAATTACTCCAATCATTAAAGGCTTTGCCTGCATATGTAACCGCTTTACTTACATCGCCTTTTGCTAACGATGTAACTGCGTGTGTTGCGTGTTTTGTCGTTTTTTTAATTTCTTTTACCGGATTCCAACCCATTTTAACCCCCTAAAATCTTGACACCGCTTTACGCACAATCTTGCCCGCTCCGGCGGTATAATTCATTCTTGTCGCTTCTTCCCCGACAAATCTCTTTATTGCAAACACCGCCATCATCAAGCTGTCTGCTCGGTCCGGCGAATGTATGCCCTCTTTACGCATTTCATCTTTGCTTAAAATAAGCCGCTCGCCGTTAGACTTGTATTTAAAGCGGATTTCTTCAAGCTCTTTAATTGTTTCATCGCTGTCCATTATTATCCACTCGTTGTTGATGTATTCATTGAGTGTATAATAACCCCACGCTCTTGTGTTGCCGTATTCTTGCGGCACGCCCACCTGCTCCGCACCGTTGAACGGATTTATGCGTTGTCCTAACTCTTGCAAGCGGTTAAACACAACATAACCCATACCGCCAACATCAAGTGTTGCCGCTGTCGGTCTGAACTTTGCAAGCAATTCAACGATTTTGCCGATTGAGTGCATACTGTCGGCATCGCTCCACGCTTCTTGCATTGTCACTTTCCATTGTGTCTGACTTACTTTGTCAAGTATTGTTGCCACGCATAAGTCATTACCCTGTGCCGCAAAGTCAATACCCATAACGCGCTGCGGAATAAATATATCGCCATAAGGCACAATCGTTTTCATTTTCTCAAGTTTTGCACTCGAGAATAAATAATCGCTTGCCTGCTCCATCGGCTCTCCCAACCAAATATGCCTGTAATCTTTTTCGTTATGCTTTCGGCACAACTCCGCTTCGTCCTTTAACTCTTGCGGGCAGAACGGATTATCAAAATAATCTATGTGAACGTGCAAACAATTCTCACGGCTCATACAAAACTCATACGCTGGGTCGCTCCGCACAAACCTGTTCATCGAAAACCAAATCACGCTCTTTGGCTTTCTGACTGTCGGAATAACCACATCAATCGTGCGTTTTGTTAATGTCTGCGCTTCATCCACCCAAACAATGTCGAAACCTTCCATACCTTTAATGTTCTCAACACCGTTTTCTCTAAACCCCTTAAACACAATTTCCGACTGCGTGCCTTTATGCACTATCTTTGTGCTTGTAATCCTAAAGTTAAGCCCAAACTGCTTAATCAAATCCACAAGCAAGCGATAAACTGATTCTTCAATACTGTTTTGTGTTTCACGTCCGCAACAAACGCGAACTTTCTTATGCTCGCAAATATAGAGAATAATCCGCGCTAACGCTTGTGATTTACCGGACCCGCGTCCGCCCTCGCTCAAATAATACCGATACTTGCCTATGTTTGTTAAAAACGGCATAAGTTTAGCCGGCAGATTTAACAAACTCGGTGTTTTAATTCGGCTCATCCCCAATGTCTAACTCCAACTCTTTGCCGTCAATCTCAACTGTCGGCATCATTGTTACGCTGACATTCACACTGCCGTCATTTTCATACAATCCCAAAAGTTTTGCCTTTTCGGTCGTAATCTTACCAAAGCCAACCCAGTTATTTTGCAAACGCAAATTCTCTTGTGCTTCGTTAAATTCTTTCAAAGCATCTGCGACAGTAAATTTAATTTCTTGCGTAACTGTTCTTCTAAGCTCATCAACCCTTAGCATAATGTTAGTGTCTTTTGCCAATTTGCACGCATTAACATAAATTGCCTCGTCGCTCATATTTTCGCAATTATACGCATCACGATACGCATCTGCTTGAGATAACCCCTTAACAATACCCTGACAAAACTTTTCTTGTTTAGGTGTTAATCCCATTTAATTTTTCCCCCGCCAATCGTTACGACTTTAATCTGCTCGTTGTTTTGTGTTTCTTCTGTATCTGCCATAATGAACCTCGTTCAAAAAGAAAAGCCGCCCCGTTAAGAGCGGCAATCAATTACTTTCTCTTCTTTCCTTTGCAAGCCATAACACCCTCCGCAAAAACAAAGGCGGCATCTTTACGACACCGCCCGACGAC